AAGCCAGTACTTCGGTGTGCGAGTTCGAGTCTCGCTTGGGGCACCATTAGTTAGTAGCATAGCTCGTCGGCCTACGATCAAGGCTAACCTTGTCCGAAGCGGAAAGCCTATGATACTAGTAACTGGTCTGTATAACAGATCAACAATAGGTAGCAAGAAGATAGTAAACTATGCTACTAACTAATGGTGAAGATTTCAAGGGCAGTTTGATGTCCTGTAGGCGGCTTGCCGTTTACGAAGAATAAGAGCCGTGAGGTTCCCAAAGACAGAATGCCTACATACTGTCGCCAGCAATGGTTCATTTAAACAAGCCTGCTCACATCCGCGAGGATGTCTTCGGTTAAAAGACTGCCGGAGATAACTGTGAAGCAAGTGTATGGGAAAGAACGTGTATCGACAGGCCGCAAGGAACCTGGGTATACGAAAAGTAACAGGTGGTGCTGACTTCCATACAAAACCAACTTGCCAACAGGTATGAGAAAGGGTAGTGTTCGTGTCCGAAGGGTCGCTCCTAAGGGCTAGAACGCAATGTCAGTGGTCCGTGGGACACGTCGTGAGACGTTGTTACATAGATCGCGAAACATCGCTGAGTAGTCCGCGAGACGAAAGGTACGTGGTGTGTTGTATTCCGCATTCCAAAAGAGTGTGGAGCAACTGAGGCAGCACATCATTGTAGGTTGCATATAACTCAATGGTAGAGTATTTCTCTGTTAAAGAAACTGCTGAAGGTTCAACTCCTTCTATGTAAACAAAAACGCAAAGACTGCCTCGGTCATCAGTGAAAAGCATCTAATGCTCCAGTGGTAACACAATGGAGTCAGACGTAGCTCGCAAGGTGAAATCTGTTTGTGCTAGAAGTTTCGTAGCCCGCAAGGCTTAATGGTTCGCAAGATCAACGGAAAAGAAGGCGCAGAATAGCTGATGATGTCAAGACTACTGCCTGTCTATAAACGGCGATGCTGATAGTGGACATAGGTACCGCAAGGGCTTATGTGGATGTCTAGAGAAGCAGTGCTCGCAAGGTGCTGTATAATGCTAGAGGCACTATTGGCTAACGTGTAATCTCAGCGTTAGCACTATTCTAAAACACATTACTAAGAGTCCAGGTTCAGAGCGTGGCATAGTGTGTTTCAGAATAGATTCGGAGTGTAGCACAGCCTGGTAGTGCACCTGGTTTGGGACCAGGGGGTCGTAGGTTCGAATCCTACTACTCCGACCATATTTGGAAGATTAGCTCAGCGGTAGAGCAGGATCCTTACACGGTCAAGGTCAAAGGTTCAATCCCTTTATCTTCCACCAAGTATTACTCGAGAGCGGGCCGGATGGTAAGGCAGCGGTTTGCTAAACCGTAGATCAAGTAAAACGGGTCACAGGGTTCGACTCCCTGGCTCTCGGCCAATTTAATTACAAAAGGAAAAATATGAAACCAGGTCCAAATTATCGTATGAGTAAAGCATTAAAAGCTAGTCTTGCCCTAAGTTCGTTACAAGATCCTCATAAAAAAGGTCAATGGAAACGAGCAATGATTGATGCAGAGCTTTCAGCTTCCTTCCAACCAAAACGTGAGAAAGGTAAGCGAGGAGAGAACAATGGTAGCAAGGAATGATATCACAGGTGATGCAATTCAAACGAAAGGTAACTCTAATGCCTATCGTGATAATTACGATTTAATCTGGGGTAAAAAGAAAATGACACCGAAAGTAGAAGATATGAAAAAAGGCACTTGTGGTTGCGGTCGATCACCAACTGGTGATTGTATTGGCTGGCACGGACTTAACGAAGAACAGCTAAAAGCTGCTCAAGAAAAGTATCAAGCAGAACAAGCACAGGCTAAGTAATACACTGGGGGTTTAGCTCATCTGGGAGAGCATTAGCTTTGCAAGCTAAGGGTGATCGGTTCGAGTCCGATAACCTCCACCAAGTAATGCCCACTTGGCACAGCTGGTAGCGCAACTGACTTGTAATCAGTAGGTCGGGAGTTCGAATCTCTCAGTGGGCACCAATTTCTATGGTCGGGTGGCAGAAGCGTATGCGCTGGATTGCAACTCTAGACAAGTTAGGTAACAACTAACCCCGACCTCCATTTAACCAAAAAGACTTGACATTGTCTATAAAGATGTTATACTAGTTTTGTTGTGTAGCAATACACAACCGGTGAAGCGAAGGGTAGATGAGAATAGACGCACATTAGCTTCCAATGCTAATGAACTTAATAATGGCAAACGTCTTGAAAACGTTTCGTGCTTGAGTGAGCCGATATCTATATACCTGTTTGTTGTTGATCGGAAATATTCAGGCCTCTGTCGCCTGTTTATTGAATGTTGTCAAGGAGATGCCTTTGGCTATCCGTTTGCATATTGTCCGGTCTATTACTTGACCTTTCGTCGATCCGTCATAATTTTAAAAGGCACAAAAATGAATATCACACTAAGAAAAGCAAACGCATTGCAAAACAGCATTCAAGATGCAGTAAAGAACATCAAAGTTGATCTCAATGTTGAGATTAACGAGTTCCAGAGCGTAGAAGACGTTCTGGCCAAGGCCAACGCAGAGTTGATCGAAAATGACACTCGTCGTCAGAAATTGACAATGGCTCTGTACAACATCCGTGCCCTTATTGGTACGGCAAATGCCGCAAGTGGCATCAGCACAAGCCTGGCAAAGGCAGCGTTTATTGATAAACGCATCGCTCAACTTGAGCAACTAGCTGGCGCAACAGCAATGACAGACCTTGATGTTATCAAAGGTAAACTTGATAAGATCAAGAATGACAAGGGTGAAAACTCTCGTCGTAGCATCTACGGTTACAACGACACCGTAACTACATCTGTTCTTGGAAAAGATCAGATTAAACAGGCTAAGGACGAAGTTCTTAACCTTAAAAAACAAAAACAAAAACTCAACGACGAAATTCTTGAGTTTAACGTTAAGACAGAGATTCCTTTGTCTGACGACACAGTAGCAACTCTGCAGGCAGAGAAGTTACTGTAATAGCTGACGCGGGTTGGAGAAGTGGTATCTCGGGAGTCTCATAAGCTCCAGATCCCTGGTTCAATTCCAGGACCCGCAACCAACAATATATTGTAAATATAGTTTACAATGCGGGGTTCGTATAGTGGTAATACCTCAGCCTTCCAAGCTGATGCGGAGAGTTCGATTCTCTTACCCCGCTCCAAACATTTATGCTACCAGTTATAGAAGAAAACAATCTAGCTCGTAAATTTAATTTTAGTTCACTGATTACTAAGAATGATGATGCAGAGGCCTGCGGAATTATTAAAGGAATTATTGAAAGCGGAAATTATTTTACCAACAGTCCAAAATATCAAACTAAAGAAAATATTTTTGCTCGTCCTGAACCAATTTGGTTAAAGTACAGGATGAGCTTTCTCTTTAGTGTGTTTATGTACTTAGGTCGAGAAGTTCGTGTTAACGAAATGATGGCCTGGTCGTTTATGACAAATCTTGAGGGTGCCGAAAATAGAGATAATCTTTGGCATCATCATTGGCATCCAACTAGTCCGACTTCAAAAATGATGAGCGGAATTTGGTATCTAAACATACCCGACGATGTAAAAGATCGAGATTACTGCGGAACTGAATTGGCTCCAAATGGTGTCAGTGACGAAGGAAAATTTTTTGTTCGACCAACTGACGGTAGCTGGCTAATATATCCTAGTGAAACTTGGCATAGACCAGGTATAGTCCAAAGTAACAAATACAGGTTTATTTTGGCTGTTGATGTTGAGTATCAACCTTGACAATACATTAACATTGTGCTATAATTAACGTATGTCAAAAAATGATTTAATCGAATTAACAGGAACGGTAGAAGAAGTTTTGCCTGGCAGTATGTTCAGAGTAAAACTAGACAATATGTCTAGTACAATTACCTGTTATACTGGCGGTAAACTCAAACAGCACAAGATTAAAATTATCTTGGGCGACCGTGTCAAAGTAGAAGTCAGCGCCTATGACCTTACCAAAGGTCGTGTAACCTACAGGATGTAAAATGGACATTATTGTGACTGCTCGTAAGAGCCCTACTAGAGCTCTCATCGAGAACTGTCTTGAGTTCTACAAGCGAGAATTAAAACTCACTAATAGTTCTTACAGTCTTGTGGTTATGACAGACCGTGGAATGGGCACCAAAGAAGGTATGAGAGGTGTTGTTTATAAACTAGGACCAAAGGTAATTGGTATGGTCATAGACACAGCACTTGATATGGAAAGATTAATTATTACTATGGCACACGAAATGGTTCACGTTAAACAATATGCTCGTGGACAGATTAAGCATAGTAAAAGTATGAAATCTAAATATTGGATGGGCAAAAGGGTTCGAGCAGACTACTATGACCAACCTTGGGAAATTGAAGCATATAGTAAAGAAAGAGTATTGGCAAATAAAGTGTTTGCTATGTTAAATGAAGATAAAAGATGTACGAAGTTAAATGGAAAGACACAGCGGGCAAAGGCTGTGCAGAAGAAGTAAAAGATCTATCGGAAGCATTAGCTTTCGCAAAAGAATTGGGCATACTGGTTACTATAAACGGTGACGGTATGGAAATAGTAGGCGTGTTCGGCGCCGATTCAGTAAATAACGGTAAGTTACCAGATGGTACTAATTACAGTTGGTATAAAAGGAGAAGACCATGAAACGTGTAATTGAAATTCGTGCCGCAGAAGGCGGTGAAGATAGTAAGTTGTTTGTCAGCGATCTAGCTCAAGCATACGAAAAATTAGGAACCAAAAAGGGTTGAACTACCCGCCTGATAGATGTTCGTCTTGGCGAGTGTTCAATACTTGTTGAGGGCGCAGATCTATCCGGCTTAGACAATGAGCCCGGTGGTCACAGAATCCAGCGAGTTCCTCCTACGGAACGCAAGGGCCGAGTCCATACTAGCACCGTTACAGTTGCCGTCATAGACCGCACAACTGAAATGAGATCAGTTGCTATTGCCAAAAACGATTTAAAAATCGAATGGTATAGCGGTACTGGTGCTGGTGGACAATATCGGAACAAGCACCAAAATAGCTGCCGTATCACACACCTTCCTACAGGTATCACAGCCAAAGCAGAGTGCCGAAGTCGCCAAAATAGTCTAGATCAGGCTATGACTGCTATCCAAAATCAACTTGACGAAAACGCTAAAAGATCGTATAATAATACTGTAGCAAGCGATAGAAAAGCCCAAGTTGGGTCAGGGATGCGAGGAGACAAAATTCGCACCTATCGCTTTCAAGACGATGTTGTACAAGATCACATAAGTGGCAAAAGAGGCAGCGTTAAGAAAATTTTAAACGGAAACTTCGATTCACTTTGGAACTAATATGTCAAAAGAAATCCCAGAACATCGTGACCAGCTTGGCCGTATTCTAAAAATGGGCGACTGTGTTGCCTATCCACAGAGCAATAGTCTAGTCATTGGTGTTGTTCGTAAGATCAATCCTAAGATGATCGGTGTTCGTCGAATTGGCAAAAACGGGTGGGGATCAGAGAAAAACAAATATCCTATCGATTGTGTTAAACTTGACGGCCCCGAAGTTACAATGTTTATTATTAAAAATGCAGGGGAACGGTAATGGAAGATAAAGTTTTCTTCGGAACCATTCTTGCTATGTTTGCTCTGATGTGCGGACATCCTGGTTGGGCGTTCCTAATCTTCTTGTTTGCGATTTTTTAAGGAGAATATTATGCCTTGTCGTGATTATGAAAGTGATAATGGTTATAGCCGTGCAGACGAGTATAAACGTCAATGCGACAAACTTGCTCGAATCGCCTGTGCAGCTATGGAAGAACTTGTTCGTCAAGGCAAAGAAGATTTTCTTGTTTTGAAGAATCCAGAAGTTGCTGAATGGTGGGCTTCTCACGTTAAAGCAGACCGAGCAGAAAAGGCTCGCATCGCTGAACAAGAGCGCCGTGAACGTGTAAAGAAGGAAGCACTGGATCGCCTAACAGACGAAGAAAAAGAGTTGCTAGGTTTGAAAAAGCCTGCGGCTAAGAAACACAAGAAGTATAGTCCATCAAAAGAAACATACTCTATCGAAGTTGAAGAAATGGATTTAGACGAGTGGACTAAAAATGAAGTTGAAGATATCAGCGATATGCTGGTAGATTTGAAAGAACAATACCTAAAGGTATTTGAACAAAACGATAAAAGGTGGAAATGATGAATCCGTGGATCCAAAATGTATCGCTCAGCGATGTAAAGAAAGGTCATCACATCGACGCAGGCATTAACAGTATGCTGATCCAGATCGTTGACCCTGCTATGGAGTTTCCTACTCCTAGCTATCAGTTTAGGGAAGTGCATCAGTTTGAGTTTCTTGACATTGAAGAAGATGGTATGACCAACCTTGGTGATGGTGTTATGCGTGATATGAGCGAGTTTGCTATCACACAGGCTCAAGCTGATCAACTAGTTGAACTACTACAACGAGCATTTGAGGATCGAATGAACGTTGTTGTTCACTGTGTGGCAGGTGTTTACCGTAGTGGTGCTGTCTGTGAAGTTGGCGTAATGATGGGTTTCCGAGATACTGAAGCCTTTCGTAGCCCTAACCTGCTGGTCAAGCACAAGATGATGAAGAAACTAGGTTGGACCTATGATGAAAACGAGCCTCACACTATCAACGGTGTGACTCTACCTTCGGGCATCATAGTTCCTCCTAAGACTGTAGATTGGACTAACGACAACGAAAAAGTTTTTACACTTGCGGCAGAACGTCGTGAGCGTAGAGAGCGTGAAGGAGATATCTAATGTACCTACACAAAGACGATTTAAAACTGATCAGTGAGATTGTAGCAGAGTTTCCAGACGTAGAAACTTTTAGACTAGAAAGCGATAACTCTAGCGGCATTGGTGCTACGCTGGATTTGTTTATAACTACAAAGGTTATGGGCAGAGATGCCGAAATTAAGTTTGAAATTTCCGGAGTAGAAAACTGGTAAAAAGTGTGGCTTTTTAGCCACTTGACAGTTTGGCTTTCTGGTGCTACAATATACATATACTGAAACAACAGGAGAGCGAAATGGAATACACTCTAAGAATCTACAAACAAGACAAACGTCTTACTCGTGTTTCTAAGTACGGTAGCCGAAATAAAGTAGGTCTCCGTTGCGTTGGAACATACGAGTTTGATCGTAAGGATGATGCTAGTATGGATCGCGAAGTTCGCGAACTCAAGCATCTGTATCCGGAACCTATGTTTCAAATCGAGTATTCAGCAAAATACAAAACTGTTAAAAATTTGATGACCGGTAAAGACATCCAAATTGACGCAGACACTCCTCGGTGTTGCGATCCTAGTTCGGAGGCATACTGGTCAATGTAAAGGACCAGTATGAAGTTGATAAAATTAGACCGCAGACACAATCTGTATCACAAAGGCTATCGCTATGCTTTTTTGATCGACAGA